GCCAGCGCTACCAGCCGTCGAATAGGTCAGTGCATCGTTGGTACGGTCCCTAACCTCCACCTCATAAGACACGCCGGGTTCAGGTCCAATATCCGTCACCGTTGTATCAACGAGCTGATCGGCCTGTAGGAGCCGGTCTCGATGAGCGAACGCAACCTCCAGGTCACCAGTGACAACAGCCGGGAAAGCCTCGCTATTCAGACGTAGTCGTCCCGGAGGATATGGCCGGCCCGGCCGCCCGGCAACGACAAGTGAGAGTGTTACCGCGCCGGCCGCCTGCAGCTCATCTGCGCCCGTCTGCGTCAGCAGCTTCGCCTGCACGGTCGAGCCCGAGACATACTCGGTTGGGTCGGCTCCGACAGAATCTTCGTAGAACCAGCACCTAGCTCCCGCCAGGTGCAGCGCGGGAACCGTGTCGGCACATCCACGCCCGAACGTCACAGCGCCTGTCTCAAGGTCGAACGCGTCGACGCGCATAATCTCGTCGTCGATCATCGCTGCCATGCCAACCTCGACAACGTCCAGATCGATCCCATCACCAACTTGAAGAGTCGCGGCATCTGCACCCGGCGCTAGATCAGCGGTCAGAGTCGCGCTGGCGGAGAAACCACCTGGTCCCCTGTCTAGGAACTCGCCAGACATCCCCACTCGACTGGTGATCTCATATCCCAGTGACATTGCAGTCGGTTTGGCGGCGAGCGGGAGCAGGAACGCACTATTGCTATCGATGTACGCCATATCAGCAGGATCGGTGACTCGCACCAGGTCGCGGTACGACAGCTCGGCCAGGCGCTGGTAAGCCATCGGCCGTGCCGTCAGATCAGGCGGCGTCCACTCTGGCAGTACCGGCTCGACGTAACTCGACGCCGGCAATCCGAAGACGTCCTTTACAGCTGCAACCGTGATCACCCCGTTCGTCAGCAGGCCGTCCTCGACTCGGCCTGCGCGCAGAACCAGGTTCTCGATGCCCCGAGCAGGGTCGGAGATGCGGAACACGCCGCCCGCAAACACCGTGTCCCGAGCACGGCGGTCGAGTCGCACCTTGAGTTTCTTCACGCCGGATGAGTACGCGGTCAGGTCACGTTCTGCGACACGGGCTGCGAGCGTACCAGCTGGTATACCGATGTACTCAGTTGTCTGAAGGTTGAGTCCATGAGCAGAAATTGCCGCGAGGTTCCGCGCCCGAACCTGAAGGATCTTGTTTGAAATGGGGTCGCGGTACTTCACAACGACGCAGTTGACCGCCTTGTCATCGGCACTCGCATCGTCATCATCGATGCCGAGCAAGCCAGTATCTGGCGTGAACAGGGGCAGGTCGTCGACGTCGTAGTCGCCCCGAATCGGATTTAGCACCAGTTTCCCAGAACGCCGACTGACGTAGATCGATGCCCCGACATGATCAAGTATCGAGCCAACGAAGACGCTGAGCTTGTCCTGTCGAGTCCACTTGATACACATGCCGAAACGCTCTCCGTAGAACGTATCAGCTGAGGATGTGAAGCTTGGAATGTCGAGGCGAAGCGCAGGGTCGAGCCCCCGCCCCCAGTCTCGATTGGTGTATGCCTCGTAGATAATGTGGGCGGGATTCATCGAGTAGATGCTGCCCAGCGCTGAGAGAATGACATCCACCATCGCAGAAGGATCGGCACCCGAGACGACAGGAACCCCGTCATCAGAAGTGTTGTCGACCAGCTCAGTGTAGGTCGTGTCCTCGAGGTCGATGTTGATGCCGTACATCGCTACCGGCACGCTCGCGACTATCTCGGCGGCGGCCAGGGCGATGGCCTCCGCAGTCTCAGTGCCGGCACTCGATGAAGGGATACCGTCCGTGACAAAGAACGCCAGCCGCACAGCATCTGGCTGCGCTCCCGAGTAGAAGTCGGCCAGGTCGAGTACGCCAGCAGGGAAGTACGTGTAGTACGTGGTGGAGATACCGCTGACCCACGACTTGAGATCAGCAACATCACTCTCATCGACCGCGCGACGCATGATGCTTGAGCGACCATCAGGATCAGTCCCCCACGAGACGATCATGATGTCGACTGCGTTGCCCCCCGGCAGAATGGACGCGATCTCGTCCAGGCACTGGTTGACCGCGCTCTTCATGTTCTGCATGCGGGTTTGCCCGTTGCTGGTCATCTCGTCCATCGATCCCGAGCTGTCGAGCGCGAAGTACAGAGCCAGAGGCTTCTGAGGCACCATCACAATCTGGGCTTTCTCGGGATAGAACACCGGGCCATCCCAACCCTTGAGAATGCGCCTACCCCGGATTGCCCAGGTCTTCGGGTATGGGTTCATCGCCGCGATCAGACCGTCATAGAAGACGGTGGTCACGCCACGAAAGGCCGGAACGATGCCCCCAAGCATGGCCGCCAGACTTGAGTTCACCGGCTGATCTGGCTCCCCCATCATCACGTCGGCCCAGCCCTGGATGCCGCCTTCTTTCTTGTCACCGCCGAAGAGATTCGGCTTGTTGATGTAGATGCGTCTGTTCCCTGTGATCTTGCCGTTGTAGGCGATCCTGTCGCCTACCTTGAACTGCAAGATCGCATCAACAGGGCCACGCCACAGCCCCATGTGGATGCCGAACAAGTACCTGTGGCCGATTGTGACCTTCTTACTGCCGCCCACGTTGAGCCTCCAGTGTCTTCTGTGCGTGCTCGACCAGCTGCAGCGCGAGGGCATCACCAGTCGCCACGAGACGGCTTGCAGGAATCCCCCCGTTGCGTATCACTTCGCTCCAGTCGATGCCGTAGCGCGCACATAGCTGCCGGGCACCTCGCGCGCAGAATCCCTTCCGCCCGCCCCAAGCTGGCACCGTTGCAAGATGCTCGGTGGTGATCAGCATGTCGTCATCGGTCATGATCACTTCCCGCTGCTCGTCTTGATTTCCTGGGTCCGGTAGTTGCCCACACCGAGCACCATCCAGGACTCGGTCCAGTTGTCACCGAAAATGACGTGCTGCTCGGTACCCTCTTCGAACTGTGGAAAGTCGAAGTCCTCGAATGCCGCTGGACGTGGTTTTTCGGCTTTTGGCTGGTGGGTAAGTGTGTAGGCTGTGCTCACAATCCAAAGCACCAGCATTACCCATTCGACTGGAGTCATAGTCTCCTCTCCTCAGATCAGAAAATTGGGGTGCCGTCGAACGGCGACTTGCCCGGCAGCTTGGGGACGCCGCCGTAGTTATCGCTGTTGCCGAATTCCAAACAGACCTCCATCGTTCCAGGGCATCCTGGGTAGACCCAGACTGTCTGCTGTTCCAGGAGGCCGAACGTGCCTGCCATCAGCGCGAGCACATTGCCAGCGGATGAAGTAATGCCCCGGCGATCGCGCTCGCCCTCGACATACCAGAGCACGAACCCACCGGGCAGGCGCGCCGGAAGCGAAGGCACGACGAGTACAGTGCTCGAAACAGGGGTAGGTGCAGGCGCTGGCGTAGAACCAATGGCCGTTGTTGCAGTGGAGGTCAGCGAATCTGCACCAGTCGCAGCAACAACTACCGTTGCTACCAGGTCCACGCCGGCTGCGATGTCGGCCTCCGTCACGCTGTAGCTTCCGGTGTATGCCCAGGTCTCTGCTGTACCGAGCAACTCGTCACTATCACTGTCTCCCACCGGCCCGAGCAGTGCCGCCGCGGAGCCATCAGGCAGATTCAGCACCACTGCCACATCAGCCAGCTCGACATTGCCCAGGTTCTCGACAGTGACTGTGTACTGTAGGGGGCCTGGAGAAGAGATACTGGCCTCGGAGACAGAAAGCAGCACGCGCATTGCTCGCAGCACAGGCATCACGGTCACAGCGGCGCCATCCATAGACGTGATCCGCGCCTCGACCTTGTACTGCTCGATGTCGACGCGGCAGTTTCGATCACCAAGGCTGTGCGGGCAGTCACGCGACCAGGTCAAGCGCAACCCTATCGTCTCCATCGATGCGCTCAGGGACTGGCAACTGATCTTGCACTTGTCGAGGCTTGGCCAACCGACGTGCGCAACGCTGCCGACCCATGTCGCCAGCACCTCATCATCACCGACATGCTTGTCAAACACCGTCAGGGCGATCTCGGCGGCTGGCGGCAATACACGAAATAGCGCAGCGACAGGGAACAACGCCGGCGCCGTGATGACGAGCATGTCAGCAGACGGCTGTCCTGTTTGTCGGATTCCGTCATCAAGAAGCCCGCCGCGTAAGGCCTTGAACAGTTGCTCCTCACCGTCGATGGTGAGCAACGCATCCATGTCGCCTGCTGCGTAGTTCCAGCGCCTGTTACCCCATGCGAATTGATAGAAGCGCAGCGGTCGACCTGCCGCGATCGATTGCTCGTAGGCGTCAAAGCTCATCGTCACGCACCTCAAGAAATTGCAGCGAGCAGGTGGCGACACCCAAGCTGTCTGTTTCGTGGCGTATGTCTACGCTGTCGCCGATCAGTCGGCACAGACACAGGTAGCTGATTCGCATGACCTGCTCGACAGCCAAGGGCACGCCCAAGGCCTCATCGAGCAGCAAGCGCTCAATGCCATCAACCACCGTGCTACCAGTAATACGGCGGTGCAGAGCGGTTCCGCCCCACAACTCAATGCGGATATCGCGCCGGCCCGGCCGCGACTGAACGAACTCGGTGTATCCGCAGTACTGCACGTCGATTGCCGTAGCTGCAGCCGTTGCCGACGCGGCAAGATGCAGGTCATCGCCATGGGTGGGAATCCACATAGCGACCTGCCGCCCGCGCAGGCCATACAGCAGAGATCGCAGCCACGCCCGACGCTCGCGGCCAAGGTCAATCCACCGCCAGGACGTCATATGCAGTGCCCGTCCTGCGGTGTCCGTTACGGCGGGAAGTGCCAGGGTGTTGTCCAGGGTCAGCAACAGGCGCTGAAACTGCGCGGTGAGATCCTCGCTCTCGTCCGGTCGCTCCTCAAGCAGGGGGTGGCCACGATAAAGCGTCGTCGGCAGCACAGCGGGCCAGGCGCAAGGCTCCATGATCTGCCAGCGGGTCTCCAACTTCTGCAGGCGGTCCTGCAGGCGAGTGAGCTGCGGCTGCTCAACCAGTTGCGCCAAGCGCAGGGGATACAGACGGCTCGGGGCCGGCCAGGCACGTGTTGTGGGCTCCGCCAACAGCAACCCGTCATCGAGCACGTCCAGGATCTCGATAGCCTCGACAAGGAACGCTGACTCGCCGCGAAGTAACGCACGACCACCGGCAACAAAGTCCAGGAAAGCCGTATCGCATGGGACCATTGTGCTGCCGGCCGGCATGGCCGCATCGAGCAGCTGGATATCAGGCCAGATCGGCAGCAACCAATCCTTTGCACCAGCGCCGAACAGCAGCGAGTCGAGCAACTGCCGCTCCTGGCCCTCCGCGAACATGGGCGCAGCCAACATGCGACGCGGGTACACACGCAGGGCTCGACGCTGTTCTGCAGCGGTTTCACTCTGCAGCACATCCGTCAGCCATGCGAGTTGCTCCGCAACGCCGTCAGCCCAGTCAGGCGCGAACGGCCATACTGACGCCGTCATAGCTGCAGGATTCCACGCCAGCGCTGCGGATCTCGGCTGAGCATAAGCGCGTAGGCCTCCTCGCCAGCGCGTGTATTGAACGCCCCCTCGGCAATGCGCTGCGGGTCGTCGTAGACGTGCAGATTGACCGCGTTTGCAACCGTGGTGCTCATGCTCTTAGCAGGCTCTGCTAGCTTTCCGCCCGATGGCAGCTGCGGCGATGCCATCGCCGGGGCGGGAACACCTGCAAGCCCGCCAGTGTTGTGGCGGGCCCAGCGCTGCATGGCGTAGTCATCAAGCGCGGCCAGGCCTTTTGCGTTAAATGCGTGAAGAAAATTCAGGGCGCCAGGCTGCTGTACAACGGCCGCGCGGGTCACGAATTCATCGTTCGAGAGCCATGCAGGAATACTGTCGCTAGTGCTAGTTCCTGGGCCAGTGATATGACCACCAGTAGACGCAGCGACTGCCGCGACTGAAGCAAAGCTCGAAGCGGCATTGCTGGCAGAATTTGCTGCGCCAGCACTGGCAATTGCTGAAGCCATTGCCGCTGCAGCGGAAGCTCCAGCAGAGCTAATCGCTGCCGCCATAGCTGACGCAGCTGTCGTGCCCCCAGTGGTAATCCCCGCGCCTAGCGCGGTTGCACCAGCTGTTGATGCTGTTGTAATAGCCGTAGCTGTCGCGGTTGCAGCTGCAGTTTCGGACGCTGCATCTACACCAGCGTTGAGCAATCCACCGACACCATCGGCAAACATCTGCGCTAGGTGCTTTGATGCCAAGTCAGTCAACGAGCTGGCGATGCTGCTGATAAAGGAAGTAGCTGCCTCCCGCAGATTCATCGTACCGTCCGCCAAGCCCTTCAGAGCGCTCTGGATTCCAGTTTCGAAGCCGGCCTTCAGTGCATTGGTGAACTCGTTTGCCACAGTGCGAAGAGCAACCAGGCGGGTCTCCAGATCCTTCACGCGCTCCAGCGCGGCAGGGTCGCCAGTGGCAGCGGCCAGTTCCCGCATTTTCGGCAGCAGCTGGTCGACCTGGTCAGCTGTAGCCTTGTTCAGGTCAAGGATCTGCTGGCGGGCGCCCAGCTCACTGACCAGGCCGGCCTGCTGCTGAGTGCTGATGGTCTGCTCACGGCGCGACTGTTCAGCGAAGATCCGCTCCAGTTGCTGGTTGAGCTGATCGAGCTGCGCCTGGGCTTGCTCGATGTCGATCAATTGGCCGACGAGGTTGGCGCCATCGGTATTGCCAGCCTCCTGCAGGCGTTGGCGCAGGGCTCCGTACTTCTTCTCGATCTCCGCAGCGGCCGCGTCGACGTTCTGGCCGGTGGCCTTCATTACGTCGATCTGCAGCTGGGCCAGCAGTTGGGTATCGCGCTTGGCCTGCTCGTCGGCTTTCTTCTGCTTTTCGGCGGCATCGAGCACGGCCCATGCGGCACGTGCCCGAGTCTCCAGGGCGCCACTCAGGTTCCGCTGCTCCAGCTCGTACTCGCGCAGGGCGGCCTTGCCCTTGCCGTAGGTAGCAGCCTCTTTCTCTAGCTGCTTGACCCAATCCTCCTGCTGCTTGGCCAGGCGCTTGGCCGCTTCGTCGTCGCCTGTTGGAGTGAACGGTCCCGGAGGCGTCGGAGTAGTGACGCTCGGTGCAGATCGAGGAGACGGCGGTGGCGTGCTGGAGAAGGTCTGCTGCAGCTGCTGCAGGCGCTGTAGTTCGGTCTGCGCCTCCTGCATGCGCTTCTCGAAACGATTGACCATATGCTGCGGGAAGCCACCATCTATCGCTTTGAAGTAGGCCTCCTGCGCGTCGGCCAGCGCCTCTGCCTGGCGCTCGATCGCTTGCTCGACGCGCACGGTGTCATCACCCGCAGGCCCACCAAGGCGCGCGGCAGTCTCCTGCCCGAGCCAGTTGATGAAGTTGGTGGCGCCACCGATTCCACGCGCGCTGAACTCGATCAGCTTGCCCATGGCGGTGATCAGTGTGTTCAAACCATTGGTGATGGTCGGGTCGCGCAGCACCGCCTGCAGATCGCGGATTGCAGAGGTGTATGACTCGACGAAGCCGGCCTCGCCAGCCTGAATCTTGAACTCGGTCCACGTGTTGTTCAGGCGATTGATTTCAGCATTCAAGCCGCTGGCAGCTGTTTGAGCAGATGAACCATAGGCCTCCTGCAGGGCTGCAGCAAAACGCGGGAGGAACTGGCTGGCCGGGATCATGCCCTTTTCCAGCCACTGGCTGAGCTGTTGGGTGTTCGTGTCCAGCGCCTTGGCTGCCAGGGCGAACGCACCGGGGATGCGCTGCCCGAGCTGCATCACCAGCTCCTGGGTCTGTACCTTGCCCTTGCTGACCATCTGCTCCAGGGCGAGCAGAATGCCATTGGTCTCTTCCTTGGTCAGGTTCAGGGCAGTGGTAGCCGAGCTGACGCCTTCGAAGATCCCACGGATCGCCGTACCTAGTTCAGGGGTTTCCTTGGCGGCCGCTACCAGGCGTGCATAGGCCTGCGACGTGTTGAGCAGCTCCAGGCCGAGGCGCTCGGAAACTTCGCGCACGTACTCCAGCTCCTGCCTGGCCTGGGCGCTGGAGCCGGTAGCAGCCTGCAGAGTGGACAGCGTCTGCTGCCATTCGAGATTGGTGTTGATGATCGCGCGACTGGCCGAGGTAACGCCGAATCCCGCAAAGCCAGTGACCAACAGGCCCTGCACGCGGCGGATCGTAGTGGTGAGGCTGTTCAGCTGCAGGTTGGTGCGCTTCGCCTCATCGCCAATGCCCTGCAGGGCGTTGCGACGGTTGCGGATGGCATCCAGGGCGCGGCCATAGGCGTCGATATCCAGCCGGCCAGCCTTGAAGTGCATGTTCAGCTCTCGCTCCTGGGCGTCGAGCTGGCTGAATTCGCGTTCGGTGCGGTCGATAGTGCCCAGCAACTTGCGCAGGGATGCGTCCTGCTTGTCGGCCTCGGCCGCTGCCTTAGCGGTCTCCTCGGCAGCGCGCTGCTCGGCTAACGCTCTCTGCTCCTGGGCGCGCTCTGCAGCATGGTAGGTGTTCATCGCCGCCGACTGCGCCGCTGCGGTCTCTTGCCAGCCTTCATTGGCTTGGCGCACGGTGCCTGCCAGTCGGGCGGTGCTGGCAGCCGCCTGCTCATTGGCTTGTTGCTGCTGCAGGCTGGCAGAAACCATCGCTCGGATGCGGGTGGCCTGCTGCTCAGCCGTTTCGCCGACTTGGGCCAGCGAGGTGGAGGATGCCTCTGCAGTTGCTCCAACCTGGCGCACCGATTCAGTCAAGCCGTCGACCGTGGTCTTGGCCTTGCCGGCGTCGTTACCACTTCCGAGTTTGCTCAGGTCGCGGTTTGCATCCTGGGCCGAAGTGCCGACGCCATCTACAGCATCTGCAAGATCCACGACCTCGCGCCTACCTTGTTCCAGGTCGGTCTTGAGACGTAGGGCGAGTTCCAGTTCTTTGTTGGCCATCGGGCGGGATCACAGCGTGGGGTTCGCTGCAATCCTCGCGCGCGCGGGAGAGGGAGTATTTTTGCCGGGGCAAAAATCAAAGCGTGCCTATGTAGCCTGCCCCCATACTTACACCGGCACCAATGACTTTACCGGTCAGCTCTCTTATCTGATCCAGGACACCAGCCTTGGCAGCCTCGGTAAGTTGCTCCCCTAGATTCTCACCCTTGAGAGAGTCAGGCACCAGCCTTAAGGATTCCAGCCCTTTAGCCGTCAGCACGACCAGTGCTTCACCCGAGTGGTTCTTAAAAAGGACTTCAATAAAACCGGCCTTTTCTAACCACTCCATGGTGTGTTGATAGAACTCTACGGCGGAAAGCGCCTCCTCACCCATGTTCTCATCTTCGGGTGGACTGACTTCAAACACCGTGGATATGTAGTCACCTAACCAGATGGTGCGGGGGACGGGAAAGCTCTCGTACAGGTCGGCAAAGATCTTGCCAGCGAGGTGGTCAAACTTCTGGATGTTTGTGGCCATAGAAAACTCCTGATCGGGTGCGAGCACACTAGATCAGGAGTTTGCAGTACAGCAACAGCGTTGCTACTTCAACAGCGCCTTCAGGTGCTGCTCTGCATCCTTGCCCCCGGCGAACGCCAGATTGGCGTCCGTCAGGAACTCAGCGCGGGCTCGTCGTTGGCGACGTAACTCGGCCTCGTAGTACATCAGTAGCTGTCGCTCGGTCAGCTTGCCGATTCGCTCGGCGTCTCCGTAGCCAGCCGCGATCAGGGTTGCGTAGACGTCTGCCCAGCGGTTGCTCTTGCTCGCTCCACCCGATCGGCGAAGATCCGGTTTCGGGCGGTGCGAATGTAAAAAGGGCCGTTGGCACTCCACCACAGCATCATCAGGTGATAGCCATCGTCCTGACTCAAACCTGCCAGCCATTCCTCCTCGACGTCTGCCGCAACGGCCACCGCCTCGGTGATCACATCCATATGCTGGCTGAACAAGACGCTGGCGGCAGCAACCGTCAGAGGCTGATCGTTCTCCATCAGTTGCTTGAGATCCGCCAGGAACGGCTCAAGCATCCCCAGCATCCTCATGCCCTCGACGAAGCCATACTCTCGAACCACCACCTCGCGCCCGGCGATGGTCGCCGAGCGGTTGGGGTGCAAGACCTCCAGGTCGTTGGCGCCTTGCTCTTCCGTTTGCTTCTTGGCGACACGCTGTCCCATCAGGCGGCCTGCACGATACGGCCATAACCACCAAGGGTCGGGTCGCTGGCATTGAGCGGGTCATACAGCACGGTGCCAGTCAGCGGCAGGCTGCCCCATTCTTCGTGGATCAGGCCGAAGTCGCCCACCGGGTTGAACTTGCAGCGGAACAGCTCGACCACCACCTTCTCCTGGTTATCGGTGTTGATGCCGTCCAGGATCAGCCAGCGGTCAGGCGGCGTGGTGGTGAACATGGTCAGCGACCGAGCATCGGCGTTCTCATACGTGGCAGTGACGGCGGGAGTCTGCGGAGTGAGCAGCTCGATCAGGCCGGCCGAGGCCGACTCCACGCGGAAGTCGGTACCCTCGACCAGCGCAGTACTCGGTGCTGCAGTCAGCTCCACATCGCTGACGAAAGGTTTGTTCAGGCGAATGATGTCGCCGGCAGCCAGCGGTGAAGGCAGCGCTTCCCCAGTTACGGTACCGGTCGCGATCGCTACATCTGCGGCATACAGCGCCAGCGCCAGGTTGTAGAGCGTCCACTCGTCCAGAGTGAGGTTGAGCGTCGCGGTCTTGCCACGTTGCAGCAGGCCGTACTGCAGGCGGTTACCAGAGAAACTCTCTGTCTTCGGCGTAGTTTCGGTCGCCAGCTGCAGAGTGCAGGCAGGTGCGTTACCCAGCCAGGTGACCTTGAGTGGCTTGCCCTGGGCCGAACGCTCGGCCAGGTGAATTTTGCCTTGGAAGCTGAAAAGGGACATGACTTACTCCTTGGCCGGTGCAGTGGTGGCGGGCTTGGCCGGGTCTGCCACTTTTTCATGGCGGATCAACCAAGCCTTTTCGCGTTCGGTGACCTCGATCTCGTCACCGGGCTTGCACGGCTTGTCGCGGTGGGTGTGATCGGCGATCAGCTTGACCGCTTCGGTCTTGGGGTCTTCAGCCTTGGCCGCCGGGGCGACCGTGGTGGTTTTGCTCATGAGGCCCTCCCGAGGGCGTGTTGGGTTTCATAGATTTCGGTCCACAGCAGGGTATTGGCGTCGTACTCCATTGCCTGGCCCTGGATCAGTTGGCAGTCACGGGCACCGGCCAGGCCGGGCGGTACCCAGCCGATCAGTGCATCGCGCTGCGCCGCCAGCACTTGGCGCAGGTCATCTGCTGCGGCCTTGCCTTTGTTATCCGCGTAGTTGCGCACCGCAGTGGTCACACCGAAGCGCACCTTGGCCATTTGCCGGCTGGCACCACCAGGTGCGCCAGGCCTGCGTGGCTCAGGCGTTTCCTGCACCAGCACCACATAGGCTGACGGTGTGCGGAATGAACGCAGCGAGGCGATACCGGCCAGTTCGGCGGCGCCCGCCACTTCAGCGAGCACCGGTACCTGATCGCGCAGCCTGGCGATAACCAGGTCGATATCGAACGGCGCGCTGGCCATCAGAAGTCCCTCAACGTGCCAGCAGTGAACACCCGTGCCGGGGCGCTGAACTTGGGTGCGCCGCTGCTGGGCGGTGTGAGCGGATCTTCGGTACCGAGGCTGAACTTGCCCTCGGCTACCAGCTTCAGCAGCGCCAGTGCATCGCGGTAGTCGCGCACGATCGGGTCATCCTTCTCGGTGCTCAGGCGCGCTTGGTGCAACTTGTAACGAGCGATCGCCCTGGCCCAGCCAGTGACGACGGAATAGGTGCGGGTCAGCGGCAGCGTGTAGCCACGGCGCGCCAGGAAGCCATCGATCAGCCCGCCTGCAGCGTCCACCTCGGCGGCGATCGCCTGCTTGGTCAGCTCAGCGACCTCAACCTCCTCGGCAGGCCAACTGCTGACGTCCTGGTCGCGCAGCAGTGCATCGAGCAGTGCCGCGTCGACCGTGCGGAAGCGCTCCGGAGTGGCCGCTTGGGCCAGCTCCAGGGCGCCAGGCCGGTCGGCCAGCTCGACCAGGGAGACGTACATACTCAGCAATCCTCCGGTTGAGCCACGGCGCGCACCAGGGCCATGACACCGGTCTGGATGTCGGTCTTGGCGATCGCCGCCCAGCGGAATGGCTCGGCAGCCTGGAAGCGCTGCAGCTCAGCCAGACACTTGGGGTAGCCATTCGTGCTGATGCGCGTAGCGTTGCTCTTGGCCGCCTCATCGTTCCTGAGCACCTGCACCACCTCGTCCTGCAACAGCAGGAGTTCAGCGCCTGCTGCCTTGATGCGGTTCATCAGATCGACCTCGTACTTCGACAGGTCGCGATACCCCTTGATCTGGCGGTGCTGGTTTTCCATCACGCATCCTCCAGGATCGCGCCGAGGAGCAGCAACGCACGAGCCTGCTCGGGATCTTCGAACTCGATTGGGTCACCGAAGCCGTAGGACTCGCCGTCGTGGTCGAGGCGTTCGCGGTTGACCACGTACACCGGGTTGCCCACCTCAACGTCCTCGGCCTCGATGGCGGCCACCAGTTGCTCGACGGTCATGCCGGCATGGCCTTCGATATCCATGTCAGCGGCGAGCTTGCGCAGCTGCTCTTCGGGCAACTGGTGCAGCTCCAGGACGTTGCCGGCCTGGTCGACAACGCCGGCCAGGTTGCCGAGCTGCTCGCCCGGCTTGAGAGATTGGGCTTCCTGCCCGGTGGTGCCAGCGCCTGCATCCCCAGCGCCGCTGCCGCCAGCCCCCGCTGCCAGATCGGTAGAAGTAGCGGGCTCCTCCTGAGCCTTGATCAGCCGATCCGCCTCGGCCTGGGCCTCTTCCTTGGTACCAATGAACTCACCAACGCGTTCGCCTGCAGCGTTCTTCACGCCATAGCGACCGGCGGAAATGTGGTAGGCGATGAACGCCAGCACGGCTTGCTCTTTCGACATGTTGCACTCCGCAGGCGGCCGGATCGGCCGCCCTTGTCAGGTGGTCGGTCAGTTGGCGACGGCGTTCTCGAAGAAGTAGCCGAGGTCAGGTGCGGTGATCAGCTCCTTGACCGACTCGCCCACCCGCACACGCTGGCCACCGCGCATACCGATATCGCCGTCGAACTGCGAACCGGAGATGCGATCGCCCCACTGAGCCGTGAAGCCAAAGGTGGTACCGCTGTTGGCGTTGGCCAGGCGGTCACGGTAGATGAATGCCGCATGCGGCCCCCAGGCGCGCACCAGGTTGGCGACCTGACCAGGGCGAGCAATGTTCAGACGAGCTTCCCCGACGAAGATCGCCTCCAGCTCCAGCAAGTCAGCCAGGAACTGCATCGGCACCATGCCTTCATCGCCCAGCGTCCCGTTGTACGCCTTGACCACTTTCGGGTGGCGGCGCAACCAGGTACTGGTACGGCGCCCCAACACACCGATGTTCGGGCGCATCACCACGCTGTCCAGCGCATCGGTGATAGCCGGCACCGGGTTGCTGGTGCCGTCGCTCCACTGACTGGTGCCGCTCAGCGTGGTGCGATTACCAGCGGCGTAGCTGGCGTTGCTGAACACCGTGCTGGAGCAGCGGGCTTCGCGATCGAGCGCGATCAGGTTGGCGGTCTGCTCCACCGCATTACCCAGCGGGTTGTAGTTGGCCGGGGCGTTGTCGATATCGGCTTGAGGCACCGGCGCATCCAGAGCGTGATCTTCGGTGCTGGAAGTCTCTTCAGTGGCCGAGAACTCGACGCGGTTCGGCGCGGATTTACGCCCGACCAGGGTGGACGGCACGGTGAAGCCTTCGCGCAGATCGTGCTTCAGGTACTTGAACGCCTGCAGGCCAACCGGAACACGCGGCAGTACCTGGTCGGCGATCATGCGATTGTTGCGATAGGCGATAGCGATCGCGGTCAGCGCCGGATCAATCGGGAATGGTGCCTTGCTCATGAGCTGCTCCTTATGCAGCCACCGGCAGCAGTGCCGGGGCGATCTGAACGGAACCGATATCGCCCACCACACCGCTCACCTCGGCAAAGCCGATGATGTAGGTGTCAGCTGCGACGGGAAGGGTTGCGGCGATGGCGCGGCCGGTCGAGTCAGCCGTCAGCGGGTCGCCACGGGTGATGGTGCCGCCATACAGAACCGGAGCCAGGCCGGTGCGAACTGCGTCGACGACCTCACCCGAGTCGCTGTCGATATCGGTGCTGACGCCTAGCAGGCGGGCACTACCGTCGGCTGCCTGGATGGCTACACCATCAGCAGCTCCATCAGTGAGAATGCGGCGCGCGAGGATGTCTGCGCCGGCACGGAATGCGGTCGTGAGTCCGGTAATGTTCATTTCGCCCCCTGGGTGACATGGCTAACCGCCTGGCTGATGCTGATTTCGCGGCCAGCCTGGCGTTGCTCGGTTTGATAGGCCGTTGCCTTGGCGGCAATGGCGTTGGCGTCGTCGACGTCGAGGTCGCGACCGCTGGAGCGGCTCTTCTCGGCGAAGTCGACCTGCGGCGGCAGGCTCTCGAAAAGGTCGCGAAGTACTTCCTCACCGCCCTTGGTCACCTGCTGGTCACCCTCGGCGAACTCCAGCGGCGCCGCCGGCAGGCTGAGAATCAGCTCGACCATCGGCAGTTTCTGGCGCGGCAGCAGCTTGCCTTGGGCCACCAGGCCCTCGGCGAACTCGGTCGCGGCGGTGCGTTTCTCTTCAGCCTCACGCTTGGCGATCAACGCCTCGCCTTCGGCCACCTTGCGTTCGCGCTCGGCGAGCTGCTCTTCGCGTTCAGCTTCGGACATGGTTGGTTCCTGCTGGGTGGGTTTGTCGAGCACGTCGGCATCTGCCGCCGACGTGGCCTTGCCGCCCCCTGGGGAGGCGTTGTCGGGCTCGGCCGCAGCGGCGGCAGATGCCG